GTGGCCCTCGTGGCATCGCTGCGGATCGACGCAGAGGAGCCGATGGACAAGCAACGGCTGGGGTTGGATCAGCGGCTGACGTGGCGTGAGACGATCCGCAAGGCGTTCAGCAACCAGCGGCTGGACTCGACGCGGGGCTATACGATGGCAGTGCAGCCTCTGGCGATCGTCGATCAGACGGCATTCGCCCGGGATCTGTTCGTCTCGGGGTTCGTTCTGCGGATCACCAACCGCGAGGGCCGGACGTGACCACACTGGACAGCCTGGGCGAGATGGTCGAGTGGGTGGTTCAGGCGGCCGAGCACGCCGAAAACGGGATCTACACTCAAGCCCTTGATGAATCGATAGGGTTCGTGCAAGAGTTTGAACGTGAGATGTACCGCGAGCAACGCGGCCCGGATGGCGTGGCGTGGGCCCCTCTGGCCCCGTCGACGATCAAGGCGAAAGGGCATTCGACGATTCTGGTCGATACCGGGCGGATGTTCGAATCCTTGACCACCCCGCAGGGCACAGAAGATACGGTGTGGATGACCGGGGACAACTGGTTTACCTTCGGGACATCGGTTGAATACGCCCACTTCCACCAGACAGGCACCAAGAACAAGGACGGTTCACCGCGAATGGTGGCCCGTCCGCATGTCGGCGTGAATGGGCAAGTGGTGTCACAGATTGGCAACCGGCTGGCGGCAGCCGTAGCGACTCAATTCAACGAGGGCTTGAGCAATGGCTGATGCGAGCATGGGGCACCAGAGTCGCCTGTCGATGGCGGCGACTGGAACAGCGGTCGGATCGTACACCGAGTCGTTCGAGTTCATCAGCGAGAGCTTGCGGAAGCAGCAGGAGATCGTCGAGACGAACGGCATTCGTGGGACGCGATCAATCCCGATTGAGCGAGCACGGGACAGCATCTATCGGGTCAGCGGGGGCATCCAGTTCCACGCTACCCCCTCGATGTTGGACTTGATTCTCCCACGCATCATGGGGGCCAACGAATCCACGGATGTCTTCGCGTTTGCGGAGACTCTCCCAGCGTTCGACGTGCTTATCGATCGGGTTGCCAAGCGGTTCGTTTACGGCGGCTGCAAGATCGGACGAGCGACCTTCCGGGCCAGTGCTGGCGGTCCGCTGGAACTCGACTGTGAGTTTACTGGCAAGACAGAGGTTGTGTCGGCGACTGCCTTCCCGAGCATCTCCGCCCCGACCGATCCTCCCTATGTCTGGTCGGATGCCGTCTGCACTATCGAGGGCACGACGCGGACGGTCACGCAGTGGGAACTCACGATCGACAATCGGATCAACAGCCGGTTTGCCAATTCTCAGACGGCAACCGACATCCACACGGAAGGCCGAGACGTTACCCTTTCGCTGACGGTGCCGTATACCTCGGATGAGGTGGATCTGTATGGAATCAACGCGAGCGGGGCGAGTGCGGCTACCTTCGTACTGACGAACGGCAACCGATCGATTACATTTGCAGTGGCAGCCCTAATGTTGCCGGATGCTTCCCCGGTGGTCGGTGGTCCGGGGGAGATCCTGTTGACGCTGTCGGGATCGGCCCGGAGCAGCGGAGCAACGAAAGAGTTGGTCATCACCAGCGACAGCACAGCATAAGGCGACACGATGCCCTCCCCGTTTATCCCCGATGGCTACACCCGCGAGACGACGATTCCAGCGTGTGAACTGTGGGACGAGATCCAGCTTGCCTATCGACCGATGGCGGCGGCTGACTTCGCGGAGTATTTGGCCAAGTCGAAAGGATTGGACGAAGCGGGCTGGACACGGCTGGTCTGTGATCTGATCGCGGCGAAAGTTACATCATGGAACATCGCAGGGCCGAGCGGTGAGGCGGTGCCAGTGTCAGTCGACAGCGTCAAACGTCTGGTGAATCCCCTCGTGCTGAAGCTGTGGACGCTGCTTTGTGGAGCGGTGGAGTCAGGAGACACGGCAAAAAACTAGCGGAGGGGGTGCGGTTGACGATCCTGCACCCCGAGGTAGCCCACCGCGATTGCCAGGACTGCGAGGCGTACGTGTACGACGAGAAGACGGGGGAGCGAATGAAGAGCCGAGGCGAGCCGGTGCGCCGGCCCGTCGGCAATCTCCCGCCATGTCGTACCCGGGCGAACGGCTGCCCCAAGGGGACGCCCGAGCAATCCCGAGCGTTGACCGATCAGAATTGGCAGGCGTACCAGCATTACAGCGAGTGCCGAGCCGTCGGGCAGTTCCCCGATGATCCAATCGTTCGCAGGAACGCTGCGATCATCAGGCAGGCGAGCGACTCGGCGGAGATGGAGCTGGCGTTGCGTGTCGCTGGTCCAGTCGGTGCACTGATCGGGGGGCGTCGTGGCTAATCTCTCGACCGATGTGCTGATCAAAGTGCGGATGGACTTCCAGGCGTCTGCTGATGCCAGGAAGAAAATCACGGCGGACATCGCGGCCATCCAGAAAACAATCGAGCAGGCCGAGAAGCAACACCTCGGACGGCTGAGGAGCGCACAGAAGCGACACGTCGACAGCCAGTTGGCCGAGATCAAGCGGGTTGAGAAGGCCTATATCGACAGCCTGAGGCGGGTCGAGGCGGCCTACAACACCTTTTACCGCAAGACGGGAAAAGGCTTTGGGGCCGGCGCTGGCCAGGGTGGTGGCGGAGGTGGTCGGCGTGGCGGCGGGGCTCCTGTTCCCCCTGGGGCCGTTGACGTTGGCGGCGGGCTGATCGTTCCGGCTGCCGTGGCGCAGGGCGTCGGCGGTGGCCTGCAACGTGCTGGGGGCTTCGGGAGATTCATCGACAGGGGCGGGTTGATCGTGCCAGAGCGTGGCATGATGGCTGGCGGCGGGTTCGGCGGTGGTGGTGGTGACTTCGGTGGGCTTGGCGCGAGGCGGCCGGGCCAGAGACGGATCGGCGGACCGGTCATCATCGAGGTTGAAGCACTCGCGAAAGAGATCAAAAACGCCACGGCGACAGCAGCGCAAGCCACAGCGCAAGCCAAGGCGGCGGCAGGCGGGGGAGCCGGTGGGGCGGCAGGAGCAGCAGGAGGAGCGGCAGCAGCAGGAAAAGGCTTCTTCGGCGGGGGCATGGAAAACAAATTCCTATCGATTGCCTCTGCCACCATCACGGCATTCAACGCACCCAAGGTGGTTTTGGGTGGCGTTTCGGAGGTTATCAAGGATCTGGCAGGCGGCGGCGAAGAGACATTCGCCAAACCGGGACGACAGTTCTTTGCGGCGTTGGCAGAGGTGTTCCCTAATGTCGGGTTCTTCGAGCAGTTCCGCAACGAGGAAGAGAAGCGGGCGCAGTCAGAACGCAATACACCCCGGGCACGCGAGGAGCGCTTCGCCGCTGTCCAGCAATCCCGGCTGGACAACGAGCGGAATCTGAACACGATCATTCTCGAACGCACCAAAGCCGAGCGTGATCTGATCGAGGAGACCCGCAAGAGAATCGATGCGGCCCGCGAAGAGTTCGGCCTGATGGACGTCCGCGAGAAACAGGCGACTCTGGACATCGCCCGCAAGGTTGCCGGGCCGGGCGGCGTGGGGCAGTTGACCAGCGAGGAATTGAAGTTCGCCCGGGGCAATGTCGCGTTTCGCGGGATCATGGCTGAGCAGGCGAAGGCCGGGGCAGATGCGGCCGGGTTTGCGGAGATCGTCAAGCTGTTGGGGCTGGATCGGAAGATCGCCGAGGCCGAGGCGAAGATCACGGCAGACATCAAGCAAACGATCAGCGTCGACCTTGACCCGTCGCGGTTGGCGGATGCTCTCGAAGAGCGGATCGCCCCACTCGTGAAGGAGTTGGAGGAAATCACGATCAACCGCATCAGAGCGCAGATGAACGCACAGGCCAACGAGGCGGCACAGCTACGGCGGCAGGGGGTGGCCCCATGATCCTACGATACGGCAGCTACTCGCACGCCGACAACGAAGTCATCATCTCTATCAGCCAGCGCCCGATCTTCAACGAGGTGGGACTGAGGTCGGGATACGTGGCATCGTGGTCAATCCAGGGGATGCTACAAGGCTCCTCGGTGTCCGACCTGTCCACCAAGATTGTCGTCCTCGAATCGGCATACGGTGCCGATGGGTTGGATCTGGTGTTGTACGACTCGGACGGGTCAACCGTTCGGCACGCGATGAGAAACACTGGCAGCCGGACGGGCGTCAAGATCCTCGATCTGTCCTACCCGACGGGCGACGGTGCCGAGTATGTGACATTCCGGACCTACAGCATCCAGGCGGAGGCCGAGTACAATCAGGACCTGGGCGTCTACTCCACGTCGGAAACCTTCACGTTTGGCGGCGGCGGTCAACAGAAGGTCGTCATCCCGACGTTGTACGGCCCGCCTGTCGAGCAACTCGTGAGGCAGCAGACGCCCTACACGTGCCAGCAGCAGGGCCAGAGTATCGGGGTCAGCACATGGCCCACGGTCCCCGGGCCAGCGTTCCCATCGGCAGAACATCGCGAGCGGAGACGCATCACGTACAGCACGCCGAGCAAGATCGGACGCTACGGGAACCAGATGTACGCTGTCTCCTGGGCTTACGAGTTTGAGAGCCCCTCCCTCCTCTTCAGATACCCCAACGGGTGATAAATGGCGACACGACGATGGACGGGAGCCGCGCTTCCGGTGGCACAACGAGAGACGATCACAATCGGCGGGACATGGGTCGCAGCAGACACGCTGACTGTGACCTGCAACGGTCGGGCAATCGTGCTGACCGTCGGGACCACGGTCACCACAACGCAGATCGCGACCGAACTCGCAGCAGCCCTCGGGAGCACGTCGACAGCCCTCGGGGCGGCGTATAGCGTCACCGAACGCGGGCCGAATGTGGCGGAGTTTCGCGAGTTCGTCTCGGGTGAGACTGCGCCGGCTGCCAGCGGTTCGACCGTGGTGCTAATCGGCAAGACCAAGGGCAAGCCGTTCACCATCACGGTCTCAAAGTCGAGCACGTCGGGCACCGTCTCGACTGCTACGACGATTTCCGCGAGCGGCCCGAACTTCTTCGGCGTCGCGGCGAATTGGAGCGGGTCGACGGTGCCGGTGGATTCCGATGACATTGTCTACGACTCGGGGAGCGTCGATTGTCTTTACGGGCTGGCACAGTCGAGCGTGTCCCCACTGTCGATCACCATCACGCAGGGTTACACGGGGCGGATCGGGCTGCCAGAGACCAACGTCGATGACTCGGCATACCCATACACGGAATACCGAGACAAATACCTCGCACTTGGCACCTCGGCTGACGGCGTAACACAAGCCCTCACGATTGGAGGAGGGGATGGGCAAGGGTCGAGCCGCATCAAGATCGACAGCGGGTCGGGCCAGTGTCAGTTGGTCGTACTCAATTCCGGCGTGTCGGAGCTGCAGGGCGTCCCGGCGATCCTCTGGAAAGGGACGCACGTCAGCAACACGGTCACCATCAGTAAAGGTTCCGTCGGGATTGCGTTCTTTGCCAGCGAGACATCCCAGATCAGCACAGCTAAGGTGGGTTTCCGGACAAACGCGACCACGGACTCAACCGTGGTCATCGGGTCTGGCGTGACACTGACGACGATGGAGCAGACAGGGGGCAGCCTCACCACGAACAACGCGGTGACCACCACAACGCTGTCCGGGGGATCGTGGCGGCATGTGTCCGGCGTGGCGGTCACTGTGACCATCACCGGGGGATATTGCTCCTACGAGAGCACGGGCACGCTGACGACATTGACGCTGTCCGGCGGGGAATTGGACTTCCGAGCGAACCAGCGGGCCAGGACGATCACCAATTGCGATCTGTTTGCCAGCGCGACGTTCCGCGATCCAGCGGGGACGGTCACATTTACAAACGGGATCGACCTGAACCGGACGAACCTGCAGGGCGTCACGCTGGAAATCCCGAATAACCGCCGACTCACCCTGGGCAGCGTCTCGTGAACCACAGCTACGCCACCTACCCGGGCGTGCAGAATGTCCTCGGGGCATCGTACACCCTCACGCACGGCATTACGCCGAGCGTGGTATCGTTCCAGATCATCCCGCAGACTGCCGCGATTGCGTCAACTGGGGACGTTGTTTTCTATCACGGCACAACGACGCTGACGCTACGGGACTGTCGGGCGGATCAGTCCTCGATGGTGCGGTCGACTGATGGGACGCTGGTGTCATTCTCGGCGGTAGATCGGCGGTGGCGGTGGAAGTTTGGTGAGGTCTACGGGCATTACAATCAACGTGATGCCGATGGGCTGATCGTCACGGCGACCGAGAAGACCCCGCAGCAGTTGGCCCAGTTGCTTCTCACGGCGATGGGGGAGACCGGCGTTATCGGGGTGAGCGACATCCCGAACAACGCGCGGCCGGAGTGCGAATGGGTGGCCGAGAATCCCGCCGAGGCGTTGGCGGATCTGATTGAGCCGTTCGGGATGGTGGTCGTCTTGCAGATTGATGGCAGTGTCGCCATCAGGCAGCAGGGCGTCGGGGCTCCATTGCCAGCGAACACGTTTTTGATTGAGCAGGAGATCAGCAGCAATCCCCCGGAGATTCCCGCCACAGTTCGCATCCTGGGCGGCCCGAATCGATATCAGGCGCGGCTGAAGCTGGAAGCGGTAGCCTATGACACTGACGGCAGGGTTAAGCCGATCGATCAATTGTCATACAAGCCCCCGGGCGGTTGGGGTTCTCAAACAATGTTTTTTTCAGACGTCGCCGAACACCAATGGAAGACACTGGCACTCCGTGACGTCTTCCGGCTGTATCGGATCGTCGATCAGAATTCTTCGAGCCCGCAGCCAGTCGTAACTTTGCCAGGGGCTCCACCATCGCAAGCCCCAATTATCCCCATCGGGCCAGGCATGCCAGGGCAGCCCGCCCCCCCACAGGTGCAACCGCAGCAAGTGGGCGGAACTGCCTACGCTGTCCAGTATCTCCGCGAGATCCTCCCATTGGAAAAGGGACTGGTACAGACTGGACTGGATGCAAACGGACTGCGCCGACGGCGTCCCGAGACGATTCACGGTGATTACTGGGTCGGGAACATATCACTGGAAAACCCCCTGAACAGTGTCAGCCAGGGAAAGGTCCAATATACGGGGCGATTCACAGTCGAATACGATTTGGGGATGGTGCGGTTTGAGGATCAGGTGGTCCGATACAACGCAGCCACGAAGCAATTTGACCCAGCAGATCTGTATCTCGAGTGCTCATTCACGGTGCGACATCCAGACACTTCCGCACACATGCGGTGGAGTTACACGCAGGCGACGGGGGCAACGTCTGGTTACGGCACAGAGGTTGCCCGCCGCGAGGAGTTGATCTGGGAGCGATATCAACGCTACGTAGCGGGCACCATGCTGTTCGTCGAGTGGCTGGAGAAAACCTATCAAAATGAACTCAACACCCTCAGCCAATATTACGCAAGCGGTCGAATCTCGCAGTACGTTACGGCGGCCGGCGCTTCGGGCAAGTACGTTGGCTTGCAGGCGATCAACCCCGACGGGGCAATTCAACAGGTTACTTGGGAGATCGGCGGGGGTGGGTGCTACACCTCAGCCAGCAGGCTCTACGAGCCGTCGCCATACGTCCCGCCATACAAGGAGCGAAGATTGATGGACCTGCAGCGCAAACAGCGGCGGGCAGACAAAAATCAACTGAAGCGACGCGACAGGGAGCCAGGTAAGTGAACCAGCTACGCGGCCCGGCGGCGATGAATTTGAGATACTGGCCGGTCAAGAATGGCAGCGGTGAAGAGATTCCGGCGTTTGCTTGCATGCAACTAGCTGGGTTTACAGTCGCGGCAGATAACTCCTATGCGTACGACGCTGTGAAGCCGACGCGATTTGGTGCACAGCATCAGCACGTATTCAATGGACCAACGCCAATTCCAATCGGTAAAACTGGAGTAGCAGTCAGTGGAGAGATGGTAGCAGGGCTATATGACACTTCGGACGGACTTGTAATGCCGTTGGAATCCCTTGGTCCCCGGCCCGGCAGTTGGAAACTGCGACGCAATACCGGAGGGTTCGCATCTGGATCAGGCTCAGTAACGGAGGTCGTCCGTGTGATTTCCCAGCCGTTGCTGTCAATCATTGCCAAAGCCGACAGCACGATCAGCAAGGGGGCTACCGGAACCGTTTCCATTTACTGGCGGAATTACGGCGACTCCATCAGCACACTGACTGATACGGGAGTCAACGAGATCGTCATGAATCGACATGCACAAGTTGCTTCCGGGCAATACGTCCAGTTGACTTGGATGCCGTGGGAATACTGGGAAGTCACGACAATCGAGCCCGTGACTGTCACACTGTATACAACATGATCACTCCGCGACATGTCGACGACTGACTGCCCCGTTGATTGACAGAGTCTTCCCCGCGATCATCAGGAACGGGATATCGAGGGCCAGCGGGGACACTCGCACCCGGTGCCCGTGGAACTCCACCACAATCGACGGAGCCGGGTCAGGGATGCCCAATGGCGTGTTGGGTGTCGGCACCGTCGCCAAACGCACCACACGCCCCGCAGACGCTGGCCGATTGACGGGCGGGACTTGGGACACGTACGCGGCACAGGCAACGCCTAGAGCGATGCCAGCGAGGGCGGTGGAGCGGATCATCGGGGGGTTCCTTCGGGAGGGTGGCGGCGGACAGACTCGACACAATAGACCAGGCGGTCGTTGTCATGAACAGTGAAATACACCCGGTCGTCAGTCCAAGCGTAGAAGTGGACCAAGGCGTCCTGTATTTGCTGGTATTCGCTGATTGATCGCGGGGAGGCCGGGAACCGCTTGTCGAGTTCCTCGGCGGTGGCGTCACAGATGAGCGAGGTGTCGTCATCGCCCCGTTCGTCCATTTCGTGCCGTAGCAGTTCCCGCCACGAAGTGTATTTGGCGGGCTTCATCGGGGGGTTCCTTCGGAACGGAGCAAGGCAGGGTCAACGGGCAAGGAAATCAAGTGCATCTGCGGTGTGTCGGTCGGGGATTGCATGGTCCAGACGGTCCACGTCCGGCCCCTCATGTGGTAATACCGGGTCGACGGTCGGTCGCAGTACATCGCTGCTGCTGTGGCATGGTCGGTCGAGGGCATGCAGAGACCACTACGGCATTCGGGCTCCTCAGAGACCCACGTATATCCGGGGGAAAACCGAGTGTCACCGAATGGGAACTTCTCGCATGGTGTGACGGTCATCACTTCGCCCCCTTCCGTGGTCGTCCCACTGTCGGGCGGCGCTTTAACTTGGCAACCTCGGGGCCAGTAAAATGCCAGTCCCTGCCGACCTTGCGGCCGAGCCCGTGCAGTTTGGCGAGGTGGCCGACCTGCCGGGGGGTCAGACCGAGTGCGGCGGCAGCGGTTGCGGTGGTGTAGGTCATCGTGTGAACTCTTAGAGGAATTCGAACAGTTGGCCCCCGAGCCAGTCCCGGGGGCGTGTGGGGGTGGGTTACTCGTCGTCTTCGACGGCATCGACATCGCCATCAGGGTACACCCACCACTGATCGCCGTTGTCATCAAGCAGCACGGGCTCTTGGCGGTCAATTGCCTCACGCTTGGCAAGGTGCATCGCCTCGTCGGACTGTTGCAAGCTGGGCAGTCCGACACAAACCGCTTGCGTGTATCCGTTGTAGATCGTTGCCATCGTGTCATCATCTCCATCAGGTCAGGGAAGCCCCCGGCGATATGCAGGGGGTGGGGTGGGTGGGGCTACTCGGCGGCAATGCAGAACCGGGCGGGCTCTTCGTCGGTCACAACATGTGCGGCACCGGAGTCGATAACTTCCATGTGCGGCATGTTGGCCAGATCGGCGAGAGCCTTGTCATAGGCTGCGCGACTCTGGCAGACCCAGACAGTCGGGCCATTTTGCATCGACTTGTTCCGGAGGGTGATCGTCCAGACGGTGTTGAAGGCGGAAATCGTGATTGTGTTGTGCATCTGTCATCATCTCCATCAGGTCAGAGAAGCCCCCCGCGATGTGCCGGGGGCGGGTGGGGGTGGGTTACTCGTCGTCGCTGTCGTCGTCGGCGTCAGCCTCCCATTCCTCGGGCACTGTGTAGACCACGGTGTCGTGCTCGCCGGGGTTGCACTGGCTGCCGACGATCTGGCGTTCACGCTGCAATCCGCAGTGGCTGCAGTGCTCAACAATCGACAGCCCGGTACCGCCAGTCGACCAGACGCCCGGGTTCTCGTCGCACCCGCCGTGCCCCTCGCCGGTCCAGTCGTGGCAATCGGGGTCGGTGCCGCAGACGGCAGATATCTGCAGCCCTGCTTCATAAACGGCTTCGCGGATCAAGGCCTCGTGATCTGGCGGAATTTCAACCGTGATCCACTCTCTATCGACCTCCTCGCCGTCAACTTCCTTGGTCACCCACACGCTGATCGACGCACCGTTTTCGCCCCACTCGCCACCCTCAACGATCTCACGGGCAATGCCCAACGCCTCCTCCATCGATTCGGCCTCGATCTCCTCACTATGGCCGCTCTCCTCGTGATAGATGTAGGTGGTTGTTGGTTGATATGGGAACACCGAGTCGTCGTGAAATGTGGGCTCCATGCCATAGTCGTCTGCCCCAAGGTATTCGCCATTGTGGCCGAAATAATCGAATACCGAATACCCGTCCGTGTTTTCCACGACGTTTCCGTCGCCATCAACCCAGTAGTTCGATGACAGCTTGGAGACATCGTACTTTTCACCCTTGGTCAACTTGACGCTCATCACTCATCTCCCGGGGTTGGCGTCATCCGCGACATGCGTCTGACATGGTGTATTTATATCGGCATGCGGAAGGAATTGCAAGAGGGAATCCGGAAGAATTTTCCATTTTGTCGACGCCAGCAAAAAGGTTATCGGGCGTTCAGTGCGAATCGACATTCACGAAAATGAGATCGCGCCCGTATGGAGTGTCGTACAGCACTTCCCAAAGCGTCGATGTGTGCCGAGCAATCCCAAGCGGAACAGCGGTCACTGTGCGGCCATGATCGCCAAGTAGCGTGATCTGGCGGCCGTCCCACATGGCGGCGGTCAATTCGGTGAAGGTCATCGCGGAGTCAGCCTCACGTCCTGGGGATCGTCTTGAGCAAAGCCGGGCGTGAACGTCACGCAGCCTTCGCTACCGTCGGGGCGGATCAACTCGACGAAGTAATCCCCATCGGGCATGACAGACCAAGAATACGGCACCCCGATCAGGCAGCCGTCGAGCGTTGGGCAGACGATCGTGTCTCGGAGGGCGATGCAATTGACGAGTTCGCGGAGTGTCATCGCACAGGCTCCAGATCGACCGCGAACTCGTGGCGGATCTTGTCAAAACGCGAGGTGTCGACAAAGCGGAAACGCACCGATGTATGTTCTGCCTCACCCCAGGCGCGAAACAACACCCCGACTTCACCCCGGCCACGATCCATCGCAACCGGCATTCCGCCACATAGTTTGCCATCGGCATCGTGCCATTCGACGATGCGGCAACTTAGCCACGCCTCTGTCAGTTCTCGTAGTGTCAGTGTCATCGTTTCATCTCGGGCAGGGGGTAAATCGAGCGGTCCAGAATCTCGGCGTCAAGCGGGCTTGCGTTACTGTGGCACAGCGTCGAGAAGGTCACACACCCCAAAGTGTCGCACAGATTCGGCGCGAGCATCGACATCTCAAACCGAGAGCCCGGCATGTGCTCTAGGCTGAAGACGAGCCCGGTTTTCTC